GAAATTGTCTGATAACAAAATCCCTGACTGGGATAAAGATAGGATTAAATCAGCCTTAAAAATAGGTCGATACAATGAGTATATAACATTTTCATAACAGATTAGAAAGGAGGTATTATGGTATGGTTAGCAATAGATAAAATAGGGCGTGAAACTATTAGCCCTCAAGAGCCTACATTTGACGGATGCGAATGGTGTTATATGGAGCAGGAATGTATTGAAAGCGAATATGGTTATATATGTAAAACAATAGAATTACCTAAAGGAACAATCGAAAAATTGTTAGGTAGAAAGTTAACACATAAAGAAAGTCCAATAGAAATAAATAAGGAGGGAATCAGACAATGAAACTAAGAAATCAGAAAAAACAAATCCCGGCTGAGTTCCGAAAACGGATGTACGAAAGCTATAAAATGAATATGGCTTTTTATGGGAAGCCAGCCATCCCCTATAAACAATGGCTGAAAGACGTATTTAACACTAAAATCTAAAAAGTTATGAGGCTATTAAAATTATTATTTGGTGGTAAAAAAGCCACCCCAGCAGAGCAACCGACAGTAAATAAACCTGCATTAGTTACAGAGGCTGATGTAAGGGCACACTGTATCAATACCCACTGTATGGAGTTTATGTGCAAGAACTGCGGGCGTACTTTCAACTCCTTACGTGTAAACAGAACAGACTATAACTACTGTCCCGTATGCAGTTGCTGGTTATGTGATGATTGTGCTGGAAAACCATGCGCAGAATGTAATGATAAACAAAACTATTGAAAGGAGGCGATAATGTACACTCCTGATGAAGAAATATACTATGAACCAAAGGTTTGCGGTTGCTACGAGAATGAACTTATCCAAGTTGAACCTATCGAATATCCACCATACCGGGAAAGGTTACACGGGCGCAAAGATTGGAAAAGACGGGACTATTGGCTACGGACACGCAGCAACCCACACAGGAGAAGAAAACCTCACTAAGAGGGTGATTCTGAACGCAAATGACCCGAACGAAGTATAAAAATGTTTATAAACTATAAAAACTAAAGGAAAATGGCAAATTTCAGTATCAAAACAGACCTCCTGAAAATAAAAGGAGCGTTCGTGACAAATCTAAAAGGCAAAACAGGCGTTACCAAACGCTGCCTTATTATCCCCGTTGACGAAAGCGGAATGTTCCTCGGCGAAAAAGGCTGTTATCTGAACATGACAGCAATAGAAATGCGAGAGGCACGTTACGGGGACACCCACTGCGTCAAGGTATCACTCCCTAAAGAGCAGTACGAGGCAATGTCCGAAGAAGAACGGAGTAACACTCCTATCCTCGGCGGGATGCACGTTATCGAAGCAAAACAAATGGCAGTTAACGGTCAACTCGACAGCGCACAAGCTATTGAGAACGAGGACGACCTGCCCTTTTGATAGTAAACACAGTAACAAACGGCTGAAACAGCCAATAACTCGGGGAGCAATCCCCGTTTTGTTGTCTTGGCGTTGAATCAGCCCCAAATTTAAAGTTTCTTTTTATGGATAAGCAAGCCAACGTAAAAACAAAGAAAAGCCGACAGGCGGCGAATCAACCTCAAATAAGAGATGTTTTCACAGTTATATGCCGTACTGATTTAAAAGTCGAATGCATCAAAGAATACAAGTTCCACCCCACACGTAGATGGCGATTTGATTATGCCATCCCGGAACATAAAATAGCGTTGGAGGTTGAAGGAGGCGTTTGGACGGGCGGGAGGCATATAAGAGCACAAGGTTTTCTCGGGGACATGGAAAAGTACAACACGGCTACGCTCATGGGCTGGCGAGTGTTCAGGACAACGCCTGATGAACTGTATAAGACAGCGACAATAAATATGCTTAAAAATGCTATTTCAAGCTGTTTTTGCCCGGAAAACCCTTCTTTTTTGCCCTAAAGTGATTATAATATAATCATTTTAGACTACTTTTGTGATTATAATATAATCATTTAAACATGAAAACAGAATTGGTACACCTGTCACAAATACAGGTCAACGGGGCAAACCCCCGTATTATAAAGAATGATAAGTTTGAGAAGCTTGTAAATTCGTTACTTGCGCTTCCCAAAATGCTTGAACTTCGTCCTATCGTTGTGGATAACACAATGGTTGCACTCGGCGGCAATATGCGTTTCAAGGCGTTATCTGCAATCTTGGAAATGTCGGAAAAAGAGCTAAAATCCCGGCTGTCAAGTATCAGAGACTTTCAAAAAAAGACGCAGGTCGAACAGGATAACCTCGTAGAATATTGGATGCGCTGGAAAGACAATCCCACCGCTCCTGTTATCAAGGCTTCGGAGTTAACCGATGCAGAGCAACGGGAGTTTATCATCAAAGACAACGTCGGATTCGGGGAATGGGATATGGATGTACTTGCCAACGAATGGGAAGCTGAAGACCTCGACGACTGGGGTGTTGATGTGTGGCAGGATAATTCAGATAGTGCCAGCAGTAGCGGGGGCATACCAAACAGCAGCCCCGCTAATTCTTCTCTTAACGACAGATTCGTTGTTCCTCCGTTCTCTATCCTTGACTCCCGAAAAGGTTATTGGCAGACACGTAAGAAAGCGTGGAGAGAAATCATCGGAGATTTTGGGGAGAGCCGTAACGACACCCTGATAACAAGCCCGGAAATCAAGTACAAAGACCTTTACCAAAAGACACGGCAGCACCGGGAGGAACTCGGTCTGACTTTCAAAGAATACCTCGAAAAGTATGTACCTGATGATGTGAAAGAGCGAGAGGCAAAGAAGATCCTTTCACAAGGCGTTTCCCTCCTTGATCCTGTTATGGCTGAACTCGTATGTCGCTGGTTCGGCGTTGAAAACTGCAAGACATTCGACTGCTTTGCCGGGGATAGCGTGTTTGGCTATGTATCGGCACATCTTGGCAATGAGTTTATAGGCATTGAGCTACGTCCCGGACAGGCACAACTCAATAACGAACGTGTAGAGGGAATGAGCGCACGATACATCTGTGACGACGGACAAAACGTAGCAAAACATATCGAGCCGGAAAGCCAAGACCTCCTGTTTAGTTGTCCCCCGTACTTTGACTTGGAAGTGTACAGCGATCTCCCCAACGATGCAAGCAATCAAGGCAGCTATGAGGATTTTATTACAATCCTCTGCAACGCTTTCACGGCGGCGATAGGCTGTTTGAAAGAGAACCGGTTTGCCGTTATTGTCGTGGGAGATGTCCGGGATAAATCAACGGGCTTTTACTATGATTTCTGCGGCGACATCAAGAAGATATTCAAAGATAACGGAGTAAGCCTGTACAATGAAATTATCCTGATTGAAACAGGCGCAAGTACGGCTTTACGTGCATCCCGGTATATGGAAAGCCGCAAGGTTGCTAAGATGCACCAAAGCGTCCTCGTATTCTACAAGGGCAAGACAAAAGACATCAAAAACCATTTCAAAAAAATAGAGTATGCAAGCGAAGATTTGGAACTTTTCAGAGTGGATTCAGGAAACGAACCCACAGAAGATACGGCAGACGTTTGATGAACATCTCCGTAAAGCCGGGTTCAATATCCTGTGCTTTACCGACCATCATTTCAGCCCGCAAGGGTACACTGCATTATGGCTATTGACAGAGAGCCATTTTGCAGTGCATACATTCCCCGAGTTTGGGAAAACGTACATAGAACTATCAAGTTGCAACCTCGAATTCTACCAAGAATTCCTAAAACTGACAAAGGAGTTATAAGCCATGAGCAAACCACAAGACAAAAAGAGAAAGCAGTTAAAGCTTGCCCGTCTTGAAATTGTGGCGCAGCTATACAAGCGGGGCTACAGCATCAGAAAAATTCAGTCGGAAGTCGTGAATAGGCTTGAACTTAAAACCTACTCCATAGCCACAGTACATAGCGACATAAAAACGCTCCTCGAAGAATGGAGGGAAAACCGCATTGAGGATATGGACGAAGCCCTGCAATTGGAACTTGAACGTATCGACGACACTGTCCGGGAACTGTGGGAACAGTGGGAGAAATCGAAAACCGACTATACCAAGACTGCCCGGAAACAAAAAGGTTCCCCGGCACGGGACAACCAAACAGGACAGACAGCCATACGCACCTATCAGACTGAACGGACGGAAACAGAGGTAATCCGGCTCGGCGACCCGTCGTACATCTCCGAGATACGGCAGCAACTCGCTGAACGGCGTAAGCTGCTCGGATTGTATGCCCCTGAAAAGAAAGACCTAACCGGCAATGTAAGTTTTGCCTCCTATCTTATCGAAAGTGGCTTGATAGATGAAGCTGAACAACAGGGTAACGAATAGGGCTGTTTTCAGCCCCGCCGTCGCTTTTTCATTTGAACTGCGGACAATGTAAGCATATTGGAAACTAACAGCGACATACGGCGAATTACGAGAAAATAACAATGGCGAAAAAGAATGTAGCAATACGGCGAATAGGCATTGAGGTCTTGAAATCTTGGAGGGCTGACTGGAATAAATTTGTTCGAGAAGCTCTCGGCGTAAACCTCGACCCCGAACAGCAAGAAATCCTTTCAAGCGTTCAACACAACCGACGAACTTCTGTTGCATCGGGTACAGCCCGTGGCAAGGATTTCGTGGCAGCTTGTGCCGCTGTTTGCTTCCTGTACCTCACACCACGTTGGCGCAAGAACGAGAACGGGGAGGTAGAACTTGTCGAAAACACAAAGGTAGCTTTGACAGCCCCAACCGACAGGCAGGTGCGAAACATTATGATGCCCGAAATCAGCCGCTTGTATAACAGGGCAAAAGCAAGAGGAGTAGTGCTTCCCGGACGTTTGACAACGACAGACATACGTACCGAAAACGAGGAATGGTTCCTTACGGGGTTTAAGGCTGACGAGCACAACCACGAAGCGTGGTCAGGCTTCCACGCCGTACACACGATGTTCGTCGTAACAGAGGCAACAGGTATAGGAGATGATACGTTTGCCGCTATCGAGGGAAACTTGCAAGGCGACAGCCGCATTTTGCTCGTATTCAACCCTAATACTCCGGTAGGTTATGCTGCAAAAAGCCAAAAAGGTGACAGGTGGGCTAAATACAGCTTAAATAGCCTGACAGCTCCCAATGTAGTACAAAAAAAGTTGATTATCCCGGGACAGGTCGATTACGAATGGGTAATCGACAAGCTCAAAAACTGGTGTACCCCCATAAGCCCTAACGAAGTGCTGCCCGAATTCGACGACTTCAACTTTGAGGGCGTGTGGTATCGTCCGGACGATTTGTTCAGAAAGAAAGTTCTCGGCAAGTTTCCCAAAGTGGCAGACGACGTACTTATCCCTGCACAATGGTTGGAGTTGGCTCACGAACGTTGGCAACAAGCTGGCGGACGGGAACCGCTTATCAACGAGCCAAGAATACTCGGTGTCGATGTTGCCGGTATGGGACGCGACTGTACCTGTTTCTGTGAACGAAAAGCCTTTTGGGTTGCACCGTTCATTACCCACAATTCCGGCGGCACGGCAGACCACATGAAAGTTGCTGGTAACATCATGGCTTCCCGGCGTCGCAATATAGGGCTGTATGTCAGTATCGATACAATCGGCGAGGGTGCGGGCGTTTTTAGCCGATGTGTTGAACTTGAAAGCGACAAACAATATATCATCAGTTGCAAGTACAGTGAAGCTGCAAAAGGACGTAACGACAAAGACCTCACGGACTATACAGGGCAGTATAAATTCCTGAATATGCGAGCTTATCTGTTTTGGGCTGTGCGTGATTGGCTGAACCCAAAGAACAACACAGGAGCTATGTTACCTCCCGATGCACAGTTTGACGAGGAAGCCACGGAGATACGTTGGTTCTTCCGTTCCGATGGTAAGATACAAATCGAACCGAAAGAGGATATAAAAGAACGCCTCGGACGAAGCCCTGACAAATTCGACGCTCTTGCAAATACATTCTATCCGATACGCAACAGGCAACCGATAGACCTCAACCGCCTGTCAAAATTAGTAAGAAGATAACATCGTAAAATTAAAATAGTATGAAAATCGAAGAAATCCTTAATTCAGGTCTTCCGGTGGCGAACAAAATAACCGCTTTAAAAGAGAAGACCATTTGCGTTCCCGCTTGGTCGGGGCGTTACGGGTTGGTGCAAGAGTTCGACCCTCGCAAACACCCTGTTATGAACAAACAAAAATATCCTGATATTGTGACGGATGAGGGTATTGAGTACGTAACGCGAATAACTTGCGATCTGCAGCGTCTCGCTACTAAGCGCATGACGGAACTTGTTACGGGTATTCCTGTCAAACGAGTGTACAAGCCCGAAAATGACAAGCAAAAGGAAATCGCCAACTATCTCGAAAGTATATACGAACGCAACCGCATTGACAGCGTAAACAACGAACGTTGCAATATGCTGTTTGCCGGATGTGAAGTATTGACGCTGTGGTACGCCATTGAGGAAAAAAACAGCCTATATGGTTTCAATAGCCCGCTAAAGCTACGTTGCCGTAACTTCTCCCCGATGCTTGGCGATGACTTGTACCCTCTGTTTGACGAATACGGGGATATGGTTGCCATGTCAGTGGGTTACAGCCGTAAAATCGGGAAGAAACTCGTTCAGTATTTTGACACGTACACGGACAAAAAGCACATCAAATACAGTACAGTAAACGGAAATTGGGAGGAAGTCGAGAACGAAGATATAACGCTTGGGAAAATACCGGGTATCTATGCGTGGAGACCTACACCTATTTGGGAAGATACCTCAAAAACCGTGTATGAGATTGAATGGTCTTTAAGCCGTAACGGTAATTATCTCCGTCAGAACTCTAAGCCGCTGTTTGTCGTCTTTGCCGATGAACAAATTAGCTATGGAGATGAAAAAAGTCCTAACAAGGAATTCCGTTCCGTCATGCAATATCCCAAAGGTTCAACGGCACAATACGTCACGTGGCAACAAGCCGTAGAGAACCTGAAATATTATGTCGGGGAACTCCGCAGCCTGTTCTTTACCCAGCTTCAACTTCCCGATTGGTCTTACGAGAATATGTCCCAGCAAGCTTTGTCCGGAGAAAGCCGGAAACAGATGTTTATCGATGCACAGCTAAAAGTCAAGGATGAGAGCGGGCGACTGATTGAGTTCTTCGACCGTGAAATGAATGTTATCAAGGCGTTTGCCAAAATCATGCTCGGAGAAAAATACCACGCAGACATTGACGCCTTGAAAGTAGAGATGCTTATTACACCGTTTACTATCACGGATGATAAAGATGTCATAAACAATCTCATGACAGCCAACGGAGGCGAACCGATAATGTCGCAACGTGAATCTATTGAACTGTACGGGCACAGCGATGATGTAGACAAAACATTGCAAAAAATAGCCGAACAGAAAATGCGAGATGCTTTTGAACCAACAGAATAATGGGTTATGGCGAGGATGAGAAAGCAACAACAGGAAAAGCCGAAGTATCAATGCAGGCATTGCCAGCATAGCTACGACTGGCACGAAAAGAACTGGCGAGGCGAATTCTTTATGTGCCGATGCAAGTTCAGCGAGTGGTGTAAATTCCTATCAACCCCGCAGTGCGAGCATTTTCTAAAACGGGAGGACGCAGATAATGGCACGTCAGAATAAATACGATAAAAAACACCTGAGCAACCTGTCAGCCTACGAGCGGCAGGTTGACAGGCTTTATCGACAGGTTGTCGCAAAGGTCGCCTCTTTAGGGATAGGAATAAGCGATTTAAAGCCCGACAAGCTGTTTTCTTTCGACGACTATCCTGTTATAAGGAAAAGAGTAGAAAAGCTGTTAGCGGGGCTGCAAAACGGTTTATCAACGATTATTTTGAACGGGATAGAATCTGAATGGACGCTCGCCAACAACAAGAACAATGAACTCGCAAGACAGGTGTTCGGGGATAACATCGGCAAACTTACACAAGAACAGTACAAACGTTATTTCAGTACCAACGACAATGCCCGGCAAGCTTTCATTCAAAGACAAGTCAACGGGTTGAACCTATCGGACAGGGTATGGCGATATACAAACCAATTCAAGGCTGAAATAGAGCTCGGGCTGGATATAGGCATTCGGAGCGGAATGTCGGCAGATGATATGACACGGGAATTACGAGATTACCTGCGCCATACGGATAAGCTCTTTCGGCGTGTGCGTGATGAACACGGCATATTGCAGCTTTCAAAGCGGGCTGCTGCGTTTCATCCGGGGCAGGGAGTATATAGAAGCTCATACAAAAATGCCCGCCGCCTTGCCGCCACAGAAACGAACATAGCTTATCGCACGGCAGACTATGAACGCTGGCAGCAACTCGACTTCGTTGTCGGCATTGAAATAAAGTTATCCAACAACCACCCCGTCCATGATATTTGCGACGAGTTAAAAGGGCGTTACCCAAAAGATTTCAAGTTTACCGGCTGGCATCCACATTGCCGTTGCCACGCTATAACAATCCTAAAAACAGACGAGGAAATAGCGGAGGACACACGACGAATATTGAACGGGGAACCTCTCAACGGAAATAGCGTTAACAGGGTTGCCGATGTTCCGGATTCATTTAACGAATGGATACAGGACAACAAAGAACGGGCTAAGGGCTGGTCGTCTATGCCTTATTTCGTCAAAGATAACCCGCAATACGTGCGTGGATTTGAGGTTGACACATATTCCAAAGCGGAACGGAAATTCACAAGGGCAAGGCACACCAGCGACGCAATGAAAGAAAGCCTCGGAGTTTACCTACAGAAACGTTATCCGGAAATGCCAAACACGGAAAAAGCTGCTATCTACCACTACACGCAGGGCAACACTTCCGCTTACAGGCAATTAAATAATCAACTCCGCAAGGGTAATCTGTCAGAGTTCAATCAAGCATTTTCAGAATTGTTATCGGCTGGGCTTGCAAAGCTCCCCACAGTTGAGGAAACAGTTTACAGGACGGTACGCCTTAACAAAACGACCCTTGCTCATTGGAAAGAACTTGCCGGGGCAAAGGGTAATATCACATTCAAGGGGTACACATCAGCGAGCAAAGACATAAAGACTGTCGGTGAAATGATAGAAAGAAAGGCAGGAAGCCGTAAGAATAACGAAACGGATGTCTTGCTTGTCATAAAAGGCAAATCAGGGCATCCGATAGAGGATTTGTCGCAGTTCGGTGGTCGATTCAAAGGTAAGCCAAACCAGCAAGAACTACTGTTCGACAAGGGTATGCGTTTCAAATTCGAAGCCGTGTACAATATCAACGGGCAGACTGTTTTTCATCTGATTGAGGAATAGAATCTTCATCTGTCAAGTCCTCCCAAAGCCGGGTGTTCTCGGCTTCGGCTTGCAGGCGTTTTTTCTCCTTATCAGGAAGTGCCTCCCATTCTTTGTGAGATTGTTCGAGAGCAGCGGCTATGTGTTTCCGTTCCTGTTCAAGTTCTTTGTCTGTCATATCGCAAGATTTTTATTGATGGAGCAAAGATAAACGATTTGAAGTTATTTTATCAAAATTTCCCCATAAACCGTTTATCATTGCATCATCATGTAAATTATTATCCTAAGAATTATCACCCGTTACAGGGACTTTATTCTGTGTTTTTCGACGGAATTGTTCTTTTGTAATCGAACATCGGCGTCCGTTATAAGTTTTCCCATTAGATACTCCGAGATTCCAAAGCCGGGAGACCTTGCAACCGATCTGTTCCGGCGTAAACTGCTCGTAAATGGCAGAGAGGCTCGAAAAATAAAATTCTGTGCGACCATCATCCGGCAGGGGTGGTTCTTTAAACTCAACTCGGTAAAACCAACTCTTTGTTCCCATTCTACACTCCCTCCAATTGTTTGTGATAAGTGTTGTTACTCATAGCATCCTGCATCTTCCACATTCGGCGTATGCGCTCGATGTCTTCCAGCGTGAGTTCTGAAACGTCTTTCCCGCCACGCTCTTTGTCAAAGTACAAGTCGTGCTTGCTGACATAAGCCCCCATGAACGTGCGTTTGAACTCTTCATATTCCTGTTGATAATTCGCCTTGTGCCAATTAAACAGGCTTAACACATCGGCATACTGTAAGGCAGTAAGCTCTATACGGATAGAAGATCGAGTAAGCTGCGTATATTTCATTCCGGTAGTATCACAAATCGCTGACAGGCAACGGAGAAACAAGCTTACCATATCTTTTTTCCTACCAATCTCAAATGTGTACCGATGTTTGGTTTCAATATCCAAAACGTCCTCCATCCGGATGCCGTACTGCTGACAAATACGCTCTATTGCTCTTTTGGCATTCTCCGCTTCGCCATTGTAACCACGTTCGGCAAGTGCCTGTAACTTTTGGAGCTTGTTTTTCAAGCTATCGAATTGTTCACTGTTTGCTGTCATTGTAATTCCTCCTGTTCCCGGTTTTTATTAAACACGATGTTACCATGTGTGACAAACTCCCAATCAATGCCCTCGTCGAGGCTTTGCACACTGCCGAGCAGACAGCCGCAGTCCTTTTGGATTTTCGCCTCTGCTTCTTGCTTGCTGGACGCCTGTACTGTGAAATACCCGCTAAACATCAGCTTAGCTCTAATTTTGAATTTTTTCTTTCCCATTTTCTTTCTAAGTTTTGCCCCTACTGTGATACAGGCGAATTTTCCCCTAAAAAAACAGGCAAAATGCCTACCACGATAGTGGTATTTATACTCTATTCTATTCTCCTTTACTCTACTCTCTTTTACTCTATTCTTCGCGCGCGAAGGAAATCCCGCAAAAACAGTGTTATCGGTGTGATAACCTGTTTTAAAAGCGATTATCGTTAACGATAATAATGTGTGTACGTAATTATCGTTAACGAAAACCTTAATTACTCGAAATCGGGATAAAACATGATAATTGGCATGTCCGGTTCCCCCTCAAAATCATTGTTGCAAGCAGAATAAAACTCCGGCGTATCGCTGCCAAGTGTTACGTCCTTCCATAGCCGACCGTTAGTGTCCTTGTAAACGGGTCTATCCCAGCTATCTACTCCGATAAGCGTTAAATCTTTCTTTTTCATATCTATATCTGTTATTCGTTAAAATTGTCTTGGTAATTTAGCACGAGAAATATGTCCCAATCTACCTCCCTCTTTCATCCATGTATTGTAGCACTCAACGCATAAAGAATTGCGAGAACCTGCTGAAACATATCTCTCACTCCCTTTTGAAATCAGCTCGTCACACACTAAACACTTTGTATCTTTTCGTGTGACTTTCTTTGAAAAAGCGTCTTCGCCTTGTTTTCTTGCAAAATATGCCATAATCTTATTCCTTTCTATTCCAATTTAAACCCGCAAACCCGCTTTTCAGGCGGATTCACGGGCGATTATTATTTATGCAGTTACTTTTACACGATTCATCAGTTGCCCTGAAATCTCGTGTAATTCACGGCTTCTCTCGGGTGTAAGTTCTCGGGCGTGTGCCGTGATAGCCTGTGTCAGTTTCCAAAGGGTTGCCCCGCCTTGAACGCCATCTTCCGGATCGTTGCGCATCAGAATCTTTTCAACCTCTTTGCCCTCTTGTTTCAAAAGCCCGCCATCACGTGTTAGGCGTTTCAACTCATGTTCAAAGTCCACCTCTATTTCGCTTGCTCCCTGTATTTCGATAGCTTTCTTCATGAGGTTGTCTTTGCTAAACAGTCCCGATGTCAAGTCACGAACAGCCGAAACGGTGGTTTTAGTGTCGAGTTCGTACGTCTGCTGGGAGAGTTGAAGATTGTCCGGGAGCTTGGAACCGAGGTGTACCTGTTTCATCACGCTTTCTCGAACCATACCATTGAGGCAAGCCCCGTTCAGGAGAAAAGCCCTCATATCAACAGCCCCGTCGCCATAATCGGAAGTGCTGAATCTCGCTCCAGCGAAAATAATAACATCGCCATTCTTCGAAGTCGGGATTGTAAGCGGCGTCGGGAGGATTGTTTCAGCCCAAATCTTGGTGTCGTTCATGTATGCGTCCGAGATAACCGCTCCCTGCTGTGATGCCTCCTGAACAAAAGCCGTAAGGATTTCAACGCTATTCAATCGGCGATAACTGTCGCTTAAAACACCTCTTACCTGCTGCCCTACTGTGCGAACGAGAACCCGGCTGCGCTGCGTCCAATCGCTGTGTTGATTAAGCATGTGTGCGGCAAGCGTAATAGCCCAAGGCTCCCCGCTTGCAAGTCCACGCAAATACCTCTGTGGGATTCCCATACGATCGGCAAGCTGTCCTATGGCGTTATCATGCAACGTAAATTGTCCGTCCGGCATGTTCATCACAAGTTTAGCATCCCCGCCGAAAGTGATAACCGGGCTATGGTCTTTTGCTTTCAGGTTCACCCCGATAGGGGCGATGTAGTCCTGTGCGATTTTGCCCTCATTCACGAGGCGTTCCATTGTCGCTTTTACTCCGACGGATTTTCCGTCAATCATTCTCTGAACTTTGTTCATTACTACTTCGTTCAAACCTTGCTGTAATTCGGTTGTCTGTACCATAACTTTGTTTTTTAAAGGGTTATTGAATTGAAATATCTTCCAAGTATTTTACTGCCTCTGCATACAGGGCTTCGGCTGAAAGGTTATCCGAGCTTGGCTCGAAACCTACGAGGTATGCTGCCTCGATAATGCTTTTGTCTGTCATCATGTTATTATTTAGCGTAAAACGAAAATTTCAATCCCCTGCGAAGCTTGCATACACACACATCATCCATACAAGCAAATGCCCGATTAAGAAACTTGTTAAAGAGTTCAACTCCTATCAGGTCGATAGCTCCTGAAACGCCAACAAGTTTGTGTACCCGGTTACCGTTTGCATCAACTCCGCTTACTTTGATACGGTAGTTACTGTTAATCTCTTTAGTGCTGTATGCTAAACTCATTGTCTTCATATCTGCTGTTTTTTTGAGGTTTGTAACTGATTATATTATAATCACATTGCAAATATAAGTGAAGTATATTTATGATAACACACATTTCTCCGATATTTTTTATCTGTTCAGTTTATTTTTAACAATTATTTTATCTTCAACAACCATATCAAAGCGATTCAAACGAGAATTTAATTACATAGCAAAAAATACTAAATATGAAAACTTTATGAAGATTTTCTGATTATAATATAATCACTTTTAAAAACTTGATTACCTTTGAGGCGTTTAATCTGATTAGTTAAAATTCATACAGTATGAGAAAAGAAATTTTAGAGGCGTTGAAAGCCAAATTTCCGGGGGTCAACGCTAATGTACTGAACAGGATTGCCGACAAATTGAGCAAGACTGTAACAACCGCTGAACAGGTTACAACTGCCGTGGCAGGGGTAACGCAAGAGTTCATCGAAATCATTGAAAGCTACGGCGACAGCCGAGCTACCGAAGCCCAACAGACAGCAGTACAGACTTACGAAAGTAAATACGGCTTGAAAGACGGGCAAAAAATCGACAACGGGGGTGCAGCAGGCGGACAAGCTGGAGGCGGCACAACCGTAATACAACAACCAACAGGGGGCGCAAACGACCAAACAAACGCTTTGTTACAGCAACTTATCGACCAAAATAAGGCGTTGACAGACCGTTTAAACAAAATGGACGGACAGCGTACAACTGAAATCCGCAAACAACAACTTTCAACCATCATTGAAAAACTGCCTGAAAATCTTCGTAAGGCTTATGAACGTACACCCGTGGATAATTTAACCGACGAGCAATTTAATACTCTTGTCGGGGAAATCACGACCGAGGTTAACGGCATAGTCAGTGAAACGCAGGCTAAAGGGGCTGTTTTCGGGAGACCCGCTACACAAGGCGGCACAGGAAATCAAGGGGACGCACTGACTAAAGAGCAATTGGACGCTATCGCTCACCGTGACAGCAAACCCGTTGACGGTCAGCCGTTCTAATGTTTAACTATTAAAACTTAAAGAAAAATGGGAATGACAGTTCAAAGACGTAAAGACACCAAAGTACCTCGTGTCTTTATGCACAAAATCGCCGACATTCGAGGCGGCGTTTCTGTGAACACATCTGAACTCGGTTCTGACTATCTGAACGAGGGAGCTGTTTTGAGCGCACCTATTGAGGGAATTTGCCATGTTGTCAAGGTAGCCGAGGTTGTTGCTGACGCAGGAGCAACCGATAAGGTTATCAAGGTCAAGAAAGGGCATAATTTCGTTGTAGGAAATGTCGTAATGACCGATGAAGGAGGATTAGCCTACGCCATTACCAAGATTGACACAACAAACAAAGCATACGATTCAATCACGGTTGAAACCACCCTCGGAGCTATCAGTATCGGAGGGTATCTCGTAGAAGCTGATGCAAAATCGACCACAACGACTTCCAAACTGAAGTATATCCCCCTTGCTGTCGTAGGCACGGGCAAACCTATTGCAAAAGGTCAAAACATCGACACGGACGCATGGCTTATCGGTGTTACCAAAGGCAACCGGCTCCCGGACTGCGTGACTAAACATCTCAAAGGTATTATCAACTATTAAAAATCAGACGCTTTATGGCAACAATCGTAAACACACTTATTCAAGGGCTGTCCCAGCAGATGGTACAGTCGCGTCTGAACACTGCTGACGCAACGCCGTTTCTTTTCGCTAAACATTTTCCTGTCAAGAAAGTAAACGGCTTTATTTGGCGCACTTTGCAAAACCAACTCGCCAAAGCTAACGTAGCCGCCGACCTGCATACCGACAACGGAACCATCCTCCGTAAGCGTCGTCCTATCTTTGAAAGCGCAAAGGGTGATATCCCTTTCATTTCCATCAGCCGTGAACTCACACGATCGGAAATCAAAGAGTATCAGACCGCACTCGCTTTCGCACAAGATGAAGACGCCGCTAAACTTGTACAGTATTGGGGAGACGACGTGGACTTCTGTTTTAACGGTGTTCAATCCGAATTGGAATATATTGCTTGGAAGCTTGCCTCTAACGCTGGCAAGATGTCTTTCACGACGACAACCAATGCAACCTATGCCAATGAATTCGACCTCGACTATGACGTAGACGATGAGATGAAGCAAAAATCCGGTTCGGATTGGAGTAACAAATCCTCTGCAGACATCATCGGAGACTTGGTAAAACTTATCAAGTTAGCCAAGGACAACAAGTTGAACCCGAAGTTTGGCTTCGTAAACCTTGACGAGTTCTACAAGATTTGTTCGGCGGATCAGATTATCAAGGCTTGTGCATCGTTTGCGTCCAATGCTCTCGGTATTTCGCAGACACCTGACCTTGCCTCTGTCAACGCTATGCTGGCAAAACAGGCTTGGCTCAACGGTATTCAACTCCGGATTATCGACCAAACAATTACACGTGAATTCACCGACGGTTCTCAAATCTCGGGCAACCCGTTTGAAAATAACCGACTGATTCTTTCTGAAACGGAACGCCTCGGCACAACGCAGTATGACATTCTCCAAGAGAATAACGATACGATAATCCGTGCTGAACGGGCGCATACCATCATCAAAAAGTACGGTACGGCTGAACCGCAAAGTGAAGTAACTATCGGTCAAGCAGATGCAGTTCCTGTGTTCGACACAGCCTACCGCAATATGTATGTAAAGACCGATGCAACAGACTGGGAGTAAATCGGTAAGCTATGGAAACAGTTCTCGAATCACTGAAAGGCGTAAACGCATATCCCGTTCCCCTCCGTACACTCGATGAGATTGCGGAGAAACGGGGCGTTTTGCTGACGAACGAAGCTACGCAGGAGATGCTAAAGAGCAGGGCTTACAACCTTGCTGTCGCAGACCTACTCTTATGGCTGTCCCTTGCTCCTAATGTGGCACAAGGAGGACAGACTTATTCGTTCTCGGATGAACAGCGTACACAGTTTCGTAATCGAGCCCACGGTCTATACAAAGATTACATGGCAGAGAATGAAGCAGGAACGCCTAAACCTATTTACGGATATAAAGGTTCGCGGCTATGATTATTCAAAACGGCACAATCGAAGTAAAGCGGAAAGCAGGTGGAGGTATAAACCTTGAAACGGGCTATCCTAACAAACCTGCCGCTGTCGCTTGGGATAGCCCAATCCCATGCCAGTACTCGGTAAACAAGTACAGCAATCTCGGACGTGTAAACGGGGAGCATTTCACGACAGCAACATATACAGTGCTGATCGAGGAACAACCGTTTACAGCCGAGCAAATAAGGTTGAAAAACCTTGCGGGCAAGGTTATCGGAGAATTTTCCGTAATACAGGTTGAGCCGCTGAATGCAGTCTGTGAATTGAGGATTTTAATCTGAAAGCGTTTTTCAGCCCCTATGTCCGTTCATCGTTTCGCTTTCAATAAAACATACGAGAACGAAAAGAAAACGCCAAATGGGGAGAATACGAACAAAATAACTTGACACTATGCCAATAAGACAAACAACGCCACAGTCGCAAGTCGACGAGTACATAGAAAAGCATATAGAGAGGCTGAAAAAGGCTATTATCTATAATTTCTGTGTTATCGGCGAAAAGGTGCGCAATGAAGCATTGGAGCGGGGTTCTTATACAGACCGGACGAAAAACCTCCGAAGCTCTATCGGCTATATAGTTGTCGTTGACGGTCAAGTGCACCAAATAGGTGAGTTCGGCAAATCAAACGGGAATAATGAGGGGAAAACAACGGGTGCATCATACGCACGTTCCCTTGTGAAAAAATACCCGAAAGGTATTGTCCTGATTGTTGTTGCCGGAATGAAATACGCTTCTTATGTATCCGCAAAAGGTTATAACGTTCTTGACAGTTCGGAACTGTTAGCCGAACAGCTTGTACCGAAAATGCTTAAACAACTTGGATTTAAATAGTGGATTATGGCTAAGACATCAAAACAGGTTCAAGGAGATGTTTTCAGGCTTTTGAAAGACAGCGCACTTTACACGATGATTTCAGGCGAGGTCTATCGAAAAGGCTACCGTCCCCGTGACAGCCGCAAGGAGGATGCTGTTGTGATATTCACGACCGGGCTTCCTGATGAAATACAAACGGGCGTAGTTACGGTAAATATCTTTGTTCCTGACATCGACCCTTACGGCAACGGGGTTCTCGTTGAGGACGGTCAACGCACGGAGGAACTCGAACGCCTTGCGCAAGAATGGGTCGATAGTCTGACAGCCGATAAATCCTGTTATAAATTCAAGTTGCAGCAGACAATTTACACAGAGGAAGAAGCTGAAATCAATCAGCATTTCGTCGTCGTGAAACTTAAATACAAGTATTTCGGTGACGATTATGCCCCTCTTAACATACAGCAAAAGAATAGTACTAACAATTAAAAATCGAAGATTATGTCAATTTTATCATGGGGAAAGTGCTTGATTGAGCACACAACATCAACGGGTGGCGAACCCGGAGCATCTGCAACGTGGAAAGCTCTCGACACCCCTAAAGAGGACACAACTAAACTCACTCCTACTGCCGGAACAGAAAAGACAGCGACAGAAGAAGGAGGCGACCTCGTTGATTATCGTACGGGTAAGACTACTTATTCGTTAGAATTTGACCTATTCGTAAAGAAAGGCAAAGAATTGCCGTTTGAGGACGACGACGGTGTTATTTCAGGCGAACATGCCCTCCGTATAACGCCGGAAGACGAGACATGCGAAGGCATTCAGATTGACCGATGCATACTGTCCGCACAGTTGAACTACACCACCGCAGACGGTAAAATGATGCACTATGTTGCTAAGTGTTTGAAGCCCAAAACGGGTAAAACAGTTAAGCCGTACACTAAAACAAAGCCTACGTAATGCATCTTATGTGCCCCGTGGCGGCAAGGGCTATAATATTGCCGCCTAAATAGCGGTGTGGAGAAGTTGGTATCTCGTCGGGTTCATGCCCCGAAGGTCGGTGGTTCAAGTCCACCCACCGCCACCAACATTTTAAATATTATCGTTATGGATAAGACTATAGAACAAAAGGTTTCGGAAACCATACTCCAACAGCCGGAAGAAATAACGGTAGGAGAAAAGAAGTATAAAGCAGCCCCGCCGAGCATTGCAACGCTGATACTTGCATCGGAGGCTGTCTCCCGCTTGCCCCAATTAAAGCTCGATACTGAAAAGGTTGTCGAGGAAAGCCTGTCAGTCGCAAAAGATTGCCGGGCTTTAGGCGATATTATCGCTATTCTTATTCTTGGGGCTAAACACTTAACGGAAACAGTCAAACACCGGGAAATCAAAGAAAAACGCTATCTGTGCGGGTTATTGCGTCGTAAGCACGAAGTAGAGGTTGAAGTAACTATTGACAGAAAAGCTGAACTCGCCAAAGAGATACTCGAAAACATCTCCCCGACCAATCTCTATATCCTTTTCGCAACTCTGCTCCAAAAAATGCAGATACAGGATTTTTTCGGGCTTACCACTTTCCTGACAGAGATAAATCTGCTGCGACAGACGAAAGTGGATTAAGCGACAGCATTTGGGCAGTAATCGCAGGTACTGTCAAGGCGTACAATTTACCGATAGATTATGTACTGTATGAAATGAGTTACCCTAACATGATTCTATACGGAGCTGTACTCCTAAGCTACAATAGCAAGAAGAAAGACAAAAAAGAGGAAGAAAAACAGGATGTTATCAAAGTGGACGACCCAAAGAACCGGGATAAGGTACGTAAGATTTTAGATAGTTTTGATTAAAGCTGAAATGCGATGAGTGACGGAAGAAGTAATTACAGTATCAGTATTGACAATACGCAACTTCGGGCAGGTGCAGAGGAAAGCAAAAATATTCTCCGAGGCATCAGCAAAACTGCTGTCAAGGAGGGAAATGCCATCGACAATACGATGAGAAACATCGGCAAGTATGTCGCTGGAGCTTTCGCTGTTCAACAATTGAAAGAGTTCGGTACGCAAGTTGTCAAGGTACGTGGCGAGTTCCAACAGTTAGAAGTTGCTTTCAGAACAATGCTTGGAAGCGCAGAAAAGGCAGATGCCCTGATGTCACAACTTATTAAGACAGCTGTTACAACTCCTTTTCAGATGGCAGAATTAGCTCAGGCTTCAAAACAGCTTCTTGCCTATGGAGTAGCGGCAGAAGACGTTAACGAAACACTTATCCGTTTAGGAGATATTTCGGCAGGCTTGAATTTGCGTATAAGTGACCTCTCATGGCTTTATGGAACAACTATGGTTCAAGGTCGATTATACGCACGTGACATGATACAATTCACTACACGTGGCATTCCAATGATTGATGAACTTGCCAAAATATTGGGTGTAGCCAAAAGTGAAGTGGACGAACTTGTTTCTGCCGGAAAGGTAGGTTTCCCGGAAGTGCAGAAAGCCATTTGGGCTATGACTAACGAGGGCAGCAAGTTTGGAGGTCTAATGGAGGCGCAGAGTAAAACCATAACAGGTCAACTCTCTAATATAGAAGACCGTATCGAACAGATGTTCAACCAAATCGGGAAAAAATCCGAAGGCTTTATCTCAAGCACGTTGGGAGTCACTTCATCTATTATTGAAAATTGGGAGAAAATCGGCAAAACGCTGCTTGTCGTTATCTCCGCTTACGGAGCATACAAAGCCGCCGTTATCGCTGTTGCGGCAGCACATAAATTAGCCGCCATTTGGGGAGAAGTTCAGGCATTCCTAACCTTGACAAAAAGCGTCACGTCCGCTAAAGATGCCATGCTTTTACTGAACATAGCAACAAAGGCTAATCCAATAGGTCTTATTTTGGGAGTTGTAGCTGCCGCAGCAGCAACTTTCGGTCTGTTCTCCAAGAATACAAGCGCAGCCGCTGAAATGACGACAAAATTCGGAGAGAAAGCATCCACGGCTATTACCCGTATTGAAACCCTTACAACGACATTAAAAGGGCTTTCGACAGGTTCGTCAACGCACAAAAAGGTAATGGACGAACTGAACGGCATTCTTGAAGAATACGGCGTACAGGCTCTTAAAGAAGGCGATAGCATAGATATCGTAAATAAAAAACGGGCACAGGCAATTGAACTGATAAAACAAGAAGCCATTGAACGGCAACGAGCCAATGCACTCGACCAAGGAGCACAAGATTATGCAGCAAAACTCGCCGAGGCGCAAAAAACGTTGTATTCCGACCTGACAGGGGCAATGACAAACGGAATCCTTTTATTATCTGACAATGAAGAAATACAACGAAATTCCGCCGCTATATCCACTATTATAGGGAATGTTATTGAACAAAACATTACAGATATTGCAGGCAAAACAGGAGATGAATATCAAAAGGGCGTAGATAAAATATTCAAGACTATACAGGATAGAATGAGGGCTATCGGTATAAGCGAAGAAACCATATCTAAAGAATGGGCGACCGATGATTTATTTAACCATCAAAATATCATCTCAAAATACATAAAAGCCGTACAGCAAGCGAAAGAGGAACACAACAGATATACCGATGCAGTAAACAAGAGCGCAGACGCTGAAAAAGCAGCAGCAGACGGGGCTAATACCTTTGAAGAAAAGGTAGCCGCCACACAACGTAGTTTGCAAGGAGCGACCGACGATGTACATAAGTTGTATACCAACATCAAAAACTTGATGTCTAAGTACAATGAGAACACTATCGGTTTTACTGTCACATTCAACGCCGAACCTCCCAAATGGATGAACGACAAATCAATCCCTGAATTGCAACATCTCGCTAAAGTATTTACTTCTTTAGGCGAAAATACTCCGGCAGGAGGAACAACGCTCGTTAACGGCAAAGAATGGACGAAACAGGAATTATTGCAGCGGGGAGCCGATTACGCACAAGCCGCTAAAAACAAGCAGACCGCCGCTGATGATGCTAAACGCAAGGCAGAACAGGAGAAGAAAGAAAGGGAGAAAAAAGCGAAAGAGCAAGCCGCTGCTGCCGAGAGAGCTAAAAAAGAGAAACAGCAAATCGCTGACGAAACTGCTGAACGGAACCGGCAGATTGATGAATACACGACCAGCGTTGTGGAACAGACCCGGCAGTCGGAATTGGAAATAAGGCAGGAACGCATCAATATGATGAAAGATGGTTTCGATAAAGAGATGGCACAAAATGCTTTGAATTACGACCGCCTGAAAGCGGAAAATGACAAGCGTTCCAATCAGATGTTGAATGACCTTAAAGACAAGAAAGTTCTTGAATGGAAAAACGAGAACCCCAAAGCCACAAAGGAACAGGAAATAGAATATCGCAAATCCCTTAACCTGACTGTTTCCGACCTGACAGCCGAACAGCGAGCGCAAATTAAGGCGTATGCAGATGTAGCCGAAGAAATACGCCAGCAAGCAAATAAGGACAGCCTCGATAAGATGCTGTCCGATGTGCTGACCTATGAACAGCAGCGCACAAAGATTGCGGACGAGTATGAGAAAAAGCGCAAAACCCTCTATGAAACAGACGATGAAGGTAATTACATCCTTGACAATAACGGTAACAAAAAGCTCAAACAGGGCATAACGCAAGGTAATGTTGACGAACTAAACAGGCAGGAAACAGAAGCCTATAATTCAGTTGATGAACAGTTTGCGCAACGTGAGGAAACTTATAAAGCATGGTGTAACGAAATAGCAAACTATACCTTATCACAACTTGAAGCAGTGCTTGCCGACGTCCAAGAAAAGTTGAAAGAAGCGGAAGAGAACGGAGCTTCAAGCAAGGATATTGCTGTGGCACGGGCAAAGGTAACAACGGCACAAAATGAGGTTAATACGGCTAAGGCTACGAATGATGTTAGTCCCAAGAAACGTTCTATTAAGGAATGGGAAGACCTGTATAAGACCCTTAACGAATGCGAGAAAGAATTCGAGAGTATCGGGGACACCGTTGGAGGGGTTGTCGGTGAAATCATATCCGCAGCCGGGCAGATAATGTCTTCTTCGTTGCAAATGATTAACGGTATCGTCCAACTCGTGAACATGTCGCAAACAGGTATAGCAGGAACGGCTAAAGCAGGAGCAACGGCAATCTCAACACTTGAAAAAGCGTCTGTTATTCTGACTATTATTTCTGCTGCCATGCAAATAGCCATGCAAATTGTAAACCTGTTCAATAACGACGACGACAAGCAGAAAGAAATCGAGGGTTTACAAGACCGTATCGACCAATTACAGTGGGAACTCGAACACCAAGATATATTGAGGTTACATCAAAACTCATTCAATGCCCTTGTCAAAGTTCGGCAAGTGATGTATGATGTTCGCCAAGAAATGATTGCTCAGGCTGACGCAACAGGTAATTGGATGCTAAGAATGGTTGCAGCATCGAAAAAGATAAGTTCCAGCCAAGCCATGTTGAAAAAAGGCGCAGAGGAAATAGCAAGGGCTTATGCTAATATTAGTTACGTCGCAGACAAGGCTCTCGGAGCTGAAAAATACAGCCATGCCAATGAGCAGTTACAGAATATAGCCAAGCAGCAAATAATGCTGCAAGAGCAAATAAACGCTGAAAATAGTAAAAAGAAAACCGACCACGGGGCTATACAGGAATGGGAGAATAAGATACAGGAACTCGGAGAACAGGCGATAACCATCATTAACGAAATGGTGGAGGATATAATCGGAGGAAGCTCTACCGAAATTGCTAAACAGCTTTCTGATGCTTTCTTTGAAGCCTTTCAAAACGGGGAAGATGCCGCCAAAGCGTGGGGCGATAAGGTTAATGAAATTGTCGCTGACGTACTTAAAAGAATGCTCGTATCTAAATTCCTCGAAGAACCTCTCGGACAGATATTCGATAAATACAAGGCTAAATGGTTCAAAGACGGACAGTTTGTCGGGCTTGACGCTGTTATCGAATCAATGAGCGGATTTGCCAGTGACCTAAACGGTGTAGGCAATGACTTTCAGAAGATTTGGGAAGCTTTACCGGATGATATAAAGAATATGTTTAAAGTAACGCAAGATGCTACCCGTGAAGCGCAAGAAAAAGGTATTGCCACGGCTTCGCAAGAGAGTGTCGATGCTTTGGAAGGACGTGCCACGGCAATACAAGGGCATACTTTTTCCATTAGCGAGAATACCAAACTACTCGTGATGAATACCGGGCTTATATTGCAGAGCGTCCTCAATATCGAAAGAAATACGGACGGTCTTACCGACCGTGTAGCATCTGTCGAAAGCAATCTAAAAGCAGTTAAAGACACAGTTAATGATATTGTCCTGAAAGGGATTAAACTAAGAGCATAGTTATGGAACAGTCACTTATAAAGAGCATATATGCTCAATGGAAATTAGCCAAAGGAAAGGCTCAACAAGAATGCGAAAATCGCTCCCTGTTCAACTTGGCAGAGAAATACCGTGAATGCAGCATGTTTAAGGGTAACGAAACGCTTGAACAGATAATCTCGCTTTACAAGTCGCCAAGAGGATTGGAGTTTTGTATGGGTTATCATTTTCCAAGCATCGAAACGCTCCGGCTATTCAAGAACGACCACCCCGAACGTTTCGGAGTGTATATCGACGCAGGAGAAGTTATTCTTAATAATCCGGTACAGAAGATTTTACTTATTGGTAACACAACAGGAAAAATCACGTGTACCGAAACACGTAGGTATGAAATAGCTCTGTTACATGGGGCTTCCGCTATAGTTAATGCTGATGGCTGGTCTGTCGTTGCGATAGAAGCGGAAATAGGGTGTGGAATCATTAAAAAAACACAAGGAAATGCGATAATTTTATGATGTCAGGGAGGTTTTACATAGATGGCAAAGATGCATTCTCGGAATACGGGGTTTACGTCCAAGAAGGAGGCTACAACGAACTTGTGGCGTTCCCTGCATTAAAACCTGTAAAAAGCAACGACTGGCAGGAGGAAGATGGAATAGAACCCGATCTTGCAGAACCGACCTTGAACACCAAAGAATTTTCTTTAAAGATTGTTCTGTCAGGCAAGGACTATCGTTGGGGAGGTTTCATAGAACTGCTATCGGATAAAGCCTACCACGTGTTTGATTTCAGGGAAATAGGACGCTCCTATCGCCTACGTCTTGTATCAAATCCTAATACGGATTTGGCAACATTCCTCGGCTTTATCACACTAAAACTTGCCGATGATTTCCCTTTGGACGGGTACACTTACGCAGAACCTAAAAGCACAATTCCTGCATACAGCGATTACGAGCTTGACGGGAAGCTGCTCACAGATTATGGCATCCGGGTGTTGGAGGGGACGATGGACGAAATAGAGAAATCCCCGGCTATCAAAACCAACCTTCTGCGGAATATTAACACGTTGAACGGAGCTTTATACGACGGGGAGAAAGTGACTTATAAAGAGAAGGACGTAAAGGTAAACTGCCTCATGAGAGCCGGCACATTAAGCGAATTGTGGCGTAATTATAACGCACTCTTGTATGACCTCGTGCGTCCCGAAGAAAGACGTTTGTACGTTGACGAAACAGGGTATGAATATCCTTGCCACTATAAGAGTTGCTCCGTATCAGAGTTTTACGCAACGGACAAAATATGGCTTAAATTCACTGTTACTCTATGTTTTATATCGTTCAGGCTTGAAGATGAGGAATTTGTACTTGTAACAGAGGCGAGGGATTTGGTCGTGACAGAAGACGGGGAATTTGCGATTGACTTACGAAAAATAGTATGACATTATGGGACTGAAAAGAATTAAAATCAGCGAGTTAACCCTTTCCGACAATCTGAAAGGGTTGTACACAATCGGCGTTAAGCTGATAAACGGAGTTCAAACGAGCGTCAAGGTCAGCTTGGAATATATTCAGACTGCATACGAAAAGGCTTTGGAAGCCACGAAAAAAGCGAATGACGCCGCTACAAATGCGGACAATTCACGTGAGCGAATTGAATATAACGAAAGTGTCCGGCAGAGCAATGAATCTGTTCGGCAGGATAACGAAGCTGCTCGTAGAATAACAGAAAACAGCCGGATAACAGCAGAGAGAAGCCGGGTAGCAGCAGAAAATGGACGGAAAGAAGCCGAGACAAGGCGGGTAGCCGCAGAAAACGCTCGTGTGCAAGCGGAAAACACACGTGTCACTTCCGAGGATAACCGGATAACAGCGGAGAGAAACCGTGCGAGTGCCGAAACGTCACGTGCGAATGCTGAAAAAGAGAGGGTTTCAGAGTTTGACACAATTAAGAAGAACGCCGAAACAGCAACCACGAAAGCCAATACGCAAGCAGATCGGGCAAAAGAGCAAGCGGATAATCCTCCTAAAATGGGAGACAATGGAAATTGGTGGCAATGGGATGATACCTTAAAAAAATACGTTGACACGGGCGTACTTGCTAAAGGTGGTGTGATATATCCTACTTTTTCTATTGACGAAAAGGACATGAATCTTTATATGAGCTTTGAAGATGAGGTCAGCCCTCAGTTAGTCAAGTTCAATGAGGAAACCGGGGAACTTTATTTGAATGTTGGATAATTTAAAATATTACGAGTATGACAAAGATACCATTAGGAAAAGTAGCGTTCACAGACGCAGGTTCTTATAATACCGGAACGACTTACAAACGACTTGATTTCGTAACGACGGAGGACAGTTGTTACCTGTCATTACAGGACAATAACAAGGGACACACCTTGACGGAAACGACTTGGTGGAAATGTATCGCACGGGGCACTGTCGCCACAGAAGCCGCTCGAAAAGCGAATACGGCGGCAGCATTGGCAAATGAGAAAGCGACAGCCGCAGACACGGCGGCAGGTCGTGTAGCAGACGCAATAACCAAATCCAATACTGCCACGACAGAGGCACAGCAACAAGCGGCAGCGGCAGAGAATGCAGCCACTGCCGCCACGGAGGGTTTGGTAGATATGAACGTCGCACTTTCACGGATGGAAGAATTGGAAAAGACAATCACGGCACAGGCGAGACAGCAGCCCACGGTTATGACATTGGATTATCCCCGGAAGATAACCAAAGGGAACAAAGATATTTTGAAAATAGCCGCCACGCTATCTCCTGCCGGAACAGGCAGTAATGTTCTTTTCTTAGGCGATGACAAGGCGATTACTGTTGCTCCAAACGGGTTCTTGACAGTAAATGAGGTCGGCAGAAGCAAGATTCACGTAATACCGACAGAGAACACGAGCATCTACCGTACCATTGAGATAGAGGTTGTTCCTATGTCTGTTAGACTTCATACGAAATCCACCTTACGCCTGACAGCAAACGGCAAATTCAGATTCAGTTAAAAACATATACTTAAACTTTTAATCATTTATAATTATGGCACTTACAGCAGAACAAGAAAGTAAACTACAAGAGATTATCGAGGCATTCGAGAACGGCAAGCGATTAAGCGACCTGCCGAATGCATCCGGGGCAAACCCTTTTAACCTGTTATGCGAGGTATTAGAGGAAGGGGAAAGTAAAAAAGCGGCTCTCGCTGCCTTATTGCCCTATATGGAAGATAACTGCATGTACGGTATTGAATACGATGTAACCGTATCATCCCCCAATGTTACACGTATCGGGAATATGTCATTGCATAAGTCATTGCCTATTCAAAGCCGCATGAAAGGCTGTTTGTTGAACGACAATGGAGATGTAGTGGAATACCTTAATCCGACTGATTGGACGGGGCAGACACGGGACGGATCACGAGGACAGGTTATGGTAGAATTACCGATGTATTATCGTAAGTTTGAAACGGACGGGAACAAACGCAGAGTGAAATTGTCTGAATTTCCCCTACCCGGCTACCATCAAGTCAAAAAGAAATACGTATCAGCGTATGAAGCAACAGTGAAGCGTTCTACAACGACCCTTTGTTCGGTTGCGAATGATGATGCAGATTACAGAGGTGGTAGTAACAATGCGGGTTATGATAACACTTATCGCACATTTCTTGGTCGTCCGGCAACATCTATCAGCCGCACAAATTTCCGTAATTATGCCCGCAAACGCAAAAGCGGCAGTACTGAATGGAATTGTATGACATACGACATTCAAAAAGACCTGTATTGGTTTTTTGTAGTCGAATATGCCACACTAAACTCGCAAGCCAGCTATAATGCACAACTGACAGCAGAAGGCTATCGGCAGGGTGGACTTGGCGCAGGAGTAACAACATGGGATAGTGGCAGTTGGAGTACTTTTAATGGCTACTATCCGTTTGTCCCATGCGGACATACAGACGTGCTTGGTAATGGAACAGGAACCGTTGCTTATTCTGTATTGAATGAAAGTGCGGCAATTATTAAAACGTTTGACGTTCCACGATATAGAGGCGTTGAAAATCCATTCGGACATGTTTGGCAATGGACGGATGGTATCAATGTACGCATCAGCCCGACAACGGAGAATGGCGGCGATAATTTAAGCAAGGTTTTCGTTACAGACGACCCCGCCAAGTTCAATGATGCAAACTATAATGGATATAAACACGTGGGTAATGAAGCTCGTGCGGAGGGATATGCCAAGACACTTATCTTTGGAGATGGTGGCGAAATAATGCCTGAAAGTGTAGGCGGTTCAAGTACAGCCTATATATGCGACTATCACTATACAAATATTCCTGCGTCGGAAGCTCTCCGTGGGGTTCTGTTCGGCGGTCATGCGTATAACGGTGCGGCTGCGGGCTTCGCCTCTGCGTATTCGGCTTCCGCTCCCTCGTATACGTATGCGGCGATCGGCTCTCGCCTTTGCTTTATACCCGCAAATGCGTAACACGCCTTATGTTTAACTTATAAAATGTATGTATCATGCAAGAAAAAATAGACGATGGTTCATTGGATTTCCTGAATATTCCCCGTGATGAAAATAACAGGAGTTTCAACTGCAACGAAACAACGCAATCCCGGCTTTTGAACACTACGTTTTGGATATTTGATTTTATAGAAGATGTGCCTACACGTTTCAGTAAAGCCAAAGGGAGCAAGGGACAAACACTGGTAAAAATCAAACCTGATAAGGATAGCTCCGAATCAGATGCAAAGAAATTCTTTACCGGTTCTGCGGAAATCCTATATGTTTTGAAAAAGATTCGAGAGATGAATAAATTTCCTCGAAAAGTAACATTGCGTGGAAATGGTAACAGATATTGGTTTGAGTAAATAAAATAAAGGTTGGTCGCTCCTGTGGGGTTCTGTTCAGCGGTAATGCGAATAACAGTGCGAATGCAGGCTTCGCCTATGCGAATTCGAATAACACTCCCTCGAATACGAATGCGAATATCGGCTCTCACCTATGCTTAAAATTAGGAATAAAGATAAAAATATTATTGGAGTGACGACCTTGCCTCTTGGCAAAAGATTTCAAGTAACCCGAAAGGAGTTGGTAGGAACGCCTGTTGTATAGGCTACCGAACACCCCAATTAAGAAAGCAAAGCAATGAAACGTATATCAAATTTATACGAACAAATAATATCAATGGATAACCTCCGGCTTGCCGATGAAAAGGCTCGCCGGGGGAAAACCCGCTCTTACGGTGTACGTGTACATGACAAGAACCGTGAAGCAAATCTCGTTGCACTGCACGAGGCTTTGCTAACAAAAACATTCAGGACATCGACTTATGACATCTTTACGATTTATGAGCCGAAAGAACGACGAATATTCAGGTTGCCGTATTATCCTGATCGTATTGTTCATCACGCCATTATGAATATCCTTGAACCTATTTGGGTTAAGGTATTCACGCATAACACGTTCTCATGCATCAAAAAGAGAGGGATAGAAGGATGTGCCCGGCATGTAGACAAAATCATACGGAAGTATAAAGAAAAGCCTTTGTACTGTTTAAAAATAGACATCAAGAAGTACTACCCGTCTATAAAGCATCATGTCTTAAAACGGCTAATACGCCGTAAAATAAAAGATAAAGACGTATTATGGCTCCTTGATGAAATAATCGACAGTACGGACGGTTTGCCTATCGGGAATTACCTGTCGCAATATTTGGCGAATCTAAACCTTGCGTATTTCATGCACAAGGTAAACGAAGAATTAAAGCTGGATAGTGCGGAATATGCGGATGATATTGTCTTTTTCAGTGACAGTAAGGAAAAGTTATACGAAGCGTTTCACAGGTTTATAAAGCCATACCTCGAAAACGAATTGGAACTTACCGTCAAAGGGAACTATCAAATATTCCCTATCGCTGAAAACCGTTATGACAAGCACGGGCGAACACTTGATTACGTTGGGTATTGCTTTTACCGGAAGCAGAAGCTCATGAGAAAAAGCATAAAGAAGAATTTTTGCCGTGCCACTGCCCGGTTAAACAAAAGAAATCCGCCACTGGATGCAAAGGCTTACAAACAGGCTGTTTGTCCGTGGCTCGGCTGGGCAAAGCATAGCAATTCAAAGCACTTATTACAAACAATTATTAAAAAAGAGTATTATGGTAGCATTTTATGACAACAAACCCTCAAAGTATGAGGCAGTGGGAAACGGTAGCTATTTGTACCGTTGGGATATTAAAGAGGTTCAACAACCGGCAAACGGCGACAGTGAAGACACTGTTACCAAATGGGAATGTAAAGAAGTAACCGTATGGTTGCCTATTACTGCAAATAAGATTACCGAAGCTGTTATCTCGCAGACGTGGGAAAATAACTACGAGCAGAAACTTATCAATGAGTATAACGCAGCTAAACTCGGAATCTATGGCGCAACGACGAGCGAGGAAGCCAAAGCTCGCATACAGGCTTACAAGGAGTTCCTGCAGGCACGTACCGACATCAAAACACAGGTCGATGCCGATTGTGCCGAGCTTGGCATCCTGTAATCTTGCTCAAAGTAGCGGGAAAGGCTAAATTAAGCCGAATGCGGCGTTTAAAAGTGATTATAATATAATCATACCAATTTTAAAAGAAAACGCCGCATTCGGGAAATTCGAGAAAAATAACTTATACGAAATGTGCTATGACAATATACGATAATGATAATCGTGTTATACTTGATATAACGGTTGACGATAACAGCTATCGACACAGGGAAATAATGGGAGACCATGATATTACCTTGCATTATTCCCTCGCAGAGCATGTAGAACTACCTGTTGGAGCATACTGTGTTTATCAAGGAGAGACGTTCACGCTCGAACGTCCCGAAAACTTCAAAATGAAGCACTCCCGGTGTTTCGAGTATACCGTAATAATGGAAGGGAACGAGGCGAAGGCGAAAAAGTGGAAGTTCCGGAACACCGTTGACGGACGTTTGAAGTTCCCGTTAACAGCTAAACCAATCGAGCATTTGCAAATGTTCGTTGATAACATGAACCGCAGAGACAGAGGATGGACGGTCGGAGATTGCATAGACGGAACGGAAAAACTCATATCATATAACCATAACTTCTGCTATGAAGCTCTCACACAAATGGCTACAGAGTTTGATACAGAGTTTGAGATAGTAGGAAAAAGGGTGTCATTGCGAAAGGTTGAATACAACAAAAATAATCCGTTGCCACTGTCATACGGACGTGGGAAAGGGTTCAAATCGGGAGTGGGACGAAGTAACACCGGGGATAATCAACCTATCGAAATCCTCTTTGTGCAAGGCGGCAGTGAAAACATAGACAGAAGCAAGTACGGGAGCAGCGAATTATTATTGCCTAAGAACCAAACAATATCTTACGATGGCGAGCATTTCGAGGACGAGGATGCATACAACCCTGCTAATGGACGCAGTTACATTGTCGATGACAAAGGACTTTCTATCCGGAGGGCAGACAAGCCGTTATCAACGCAAGCGGAGGACAGCTTGGATGCTTCCGACATTTATCCTAAACGTGTCGGAACTGTATCAGAGGTTTCAGTAGTAGATGCAGAAAAAAACTTCTACGACATCGCAGATAATACAATACCGGATTCGCTTGACTTTAACGAATGCTTGATTGAAGGAGAAAAACTGACGATCATCTTTCAATCGGGAATGTTGGTTACTCGGGAATTTGAAGCAACATATTTTCATGACAGCGTGGACGAGAAGCCGGCTCGCAGGTTTGAGCTCGTGCCTATTGAGGTAGACGGTATGAATATGCCAAGCGGGGTTTATATACCGAGACAGGGAGATGCCTATGCTGTTTTCAAGTGTTCCTTGCCTGACAGTTATATTTGTGACAATGCTACAAAATCAGGAGCATCATGGGACATGTTCCGAACGGGTGTTAAATATATGTTCGACCACGAGGAACATGAGTTTACCTTTGCAGGAGAATTAGACGGAATTTGGGCAAAGAAAGATTGGTTAAACATAGGCGGCAGAATCAAACTCGGAGGCTACATTCTATTCAGTGACGACCAATTCCAAAAGGAAGGTGTATTGGTAAGGATAATGGGTATTAAAGATTACATCAATAACCCACACAGCCCGGAAATCGAACTATCTAATTCAACCAAAACAGGAGGTTTTTCAAGCACTCTGCGGAAGCTGGAAAGCGAAGAGATAGTAGTTGAAGAATTTCATAGAGATAGCATACAGTTCACGAAAAGACGGTTCCGTGATGCAAAGGAAACAATATCCATGTTGGAAGATGCTTTATTGACGAACTTCTCTAATTCCATCAATCCACTTACTGTCGCCACCATGTCTATGCTTGTCGGTGATGAGAGCCTCCAATTTCGCTTTGTAAACAATAAGATAAAACCGGTAACGGTAGCCTGTAATATTACTTACGACAACGCAACAAAACAGTTGAAATGCGCCGCAGGAATTATTCAACACTTAACGCTCGGAATAAATTCTGTCAGCCCGACGCACAAAGTTAGCGAGTATAAGTTTTGGAACGTCGAAGCATACACCAGTGCAGCGATAACAAGTGGAAACAAGAAATACTATTTGTATATAAAAGCCAGCCGAACTTCGCCTGCTGCGTCTTTCACGCTGTCAGAAAGGGCTATTGGCATGACGAGTAACGGTAATTATTATTACTTTCTTGTCGGCATCCTGAACAGCGAATACGATAATGAAAGAAGCTTTGTTACATTGTATGGATTTACAGAAATCTTGCCCGGTAGAATAACCACTGACCGAATTGTTTCATCAGAGGGTACAAGCTATTTCGACATGGTAAATAATGCTATGAAACTCGGCTCAGTCTTTGATTTCAATTCACAGGGGGACGGAAAACTTCGTTTACAGGGAACGTTAGTACAGAGCCAAAGTGGTACTGAAAGTTACCTTGGTTGCTATCGTGGAGTATATAACAACTCATACACCTATTACAACGGGGATGAGGTAATTTTCACGGTTAACGGCAACACTTCTACATACAGATACATTTATGATACGCCGACACAAGGGAAAGCCCCCACAAACACCACTTATTGGCAGGTTATTGTCGCCGGAACAAAAGGCGAACCGGGAAAAGACGGAACGAGTTTTACTATTGCCGGAGAGTTTATTGATGTAATCGACAAGAAAAGTGCTTTCGATTATACAAAGAAAACAGGAGTGTATCTTGTAAACCAAGACGATACTACATCTCCGTCAACCTATCATTGGGTTGCTACCTACAAAATCCCTTTTGCGGGCGCATCTCCGGGTTGGGTGTTTGAACAAGCGGAGTTAGGGCAGGGATATATGAGAGAATCTGACGGTTTCCTGTATGTAGCCGTGGAAAATGGATGGAAGCACGTAGGTAAAATAAAAGGTGATGATGGTTCTTACACAGAATTACGTTTTGCCAAAAGTGGAAGCACAACAGTTGCTCCGTCATTGACGAAATCAGCCCTAACTCCAAGCGGTTGGTCGGTCACAACTCCATCAGTTGGCACAGGGGAATATCTTTGGATGACAACAGCAGTAAAATCTGGCGACGGTAACACGTTGGTATCACAATGGACGACACCTATACGAATAACTCCCTATAATGGCAAGGATGGAAAAGATGGAAAAAGCCCGGCTATGGTTTACAGAGGTGTATATAACAGTTCGGAGACCTACTACGGAAATGCTAATAGGCTTGATTGCGTAAAATTTGGCACTGGTTATTATATAGCTCGTATTGATGCAGGCACATTTAGGGCATTTGCCCCGACCAACATGTCTAAATGGAACAACTTCGGAGCGTCCTTTGAGAGTGTGGCTACCAACCTGTTATTGGCAGAAAATGCAAATGTGGCAGGATGGGTATTCAGAAACAACCGTTTGGAGAGTGAAAATGGAAGCGTGTATTTGGATGGTATTAGAGGAATAGCTCGTTTGGCTGGTACAATCCAATATTCTACCGGATATTCAGGTAACATCTCCGATGTAAATCTATTCTTCCTCCCGGCAAGAACCACATCTAAGGTTTTGACTATGGGATATGAAAAAGAAGATATAGGCAAAGTTTGCCGCCTGTATAACAACAGCGCAGTAGGAAGCAAAGGGATTTATTATATTAACTTGTGTACGTTCGGTATAGGCGAAAACATAACAGACGCTACCTTTGGAACTGTTAGGGCTATTTTAAAACCTCAAGAGGTTCTTGAAGTAAGCTGTTTTGAATTGCCACCTAACTCGTTGGGAGATTATCCTATATGTGCCAAATGGACTATAACGAGCCGTTTCAGCGTAGATAATTGGGTCTACCAGCCCACCGATGATACTCCTATGGGACGTTTCCCGAGAATGCTCGCAATGGGACATTTAAACGGCACAAATAACTCTGCCTCTGTTAGCGGGTATTTCTTCGATGGACGTACTTTAGGGTCGGTATTCACGGCGTCAAGAATTGGAGAGGGATATTATAGACTTTCTTTTTCATCAGGATTGTTAGGAGACGGATATACCGTTATGGCTGTTGGTTCAGGAACCATATACGGCGGAAGTAACCCTGTATATGCTTCTGTGCGATCAAAAGCCCAAAGCTATTTTGATGTGTACCTCGGAGATGACGATACCCGGAATGACGGTAGTTTTGATTTTATGGTGTTTTCGCCTTATTGGTATTACCCGATGCAGAAAGTATAATTTTACTTATAAGTGATTATATTATAATCACTTTATCTATATTTGTGGAGCAATTTAAACATAGAAACAATGAATAAAATAGTAGAATGGCTTAAAAAGAGCAACAAGTACAAATGGGAGTTGAAAGATTCCGGAGTTACAACCGGAACAGGTGTCATACACTTAATCAGAATTACGCTATGAATGAAGTACAGCAAGTGACTGATATAGCAAAAGGTATCAGCGAAAACGGCATTTTAATTATGATTGGAGCCATTTATTTAATACTGTCAGCCTCTATGATGATAGCGTTATTCAGGTGGTTCAGAACCATTATCAACGGCATGCTAAAGGGCAGTAGCGAAGCGATGAATGAGCTTTTGGAGGAAACCCGGCGACAGAATAATATGCTGGAAGACTTATCAGAGGGATTACGTCCTGAAACACAGTTGCGCATACGCAATTTGTCCGGGTTCGCTTTTGACTTATCTGTTGAGCAGGTATGTCGGCTGATAAAAAAGATTCGTGAAGAGAACCATATCGCGGACAGGGCGGCAACTTTAGATAAGATACGCAAATCGCTCATGGTAATTCATGAAGACCGCAAAAGCCGTTTCGATACATTCATGTTCAGAGGTAACCGGCTTTCCTCCTACTGCAACCCTGAATGGGTGGATAATGTGGCAAAGGTAGTGGAAAGCGAGATATATAACGTTGACGGGCAGAACAACGGGCGGGCATACACTAATGTCAAATTAGCTTATGACAATATCAAAACAGACTTTTATCATCGATTAAAAAATTAGAACAATGAAAATTCTTTTAGACAACGGACACGGAGAAAACACTGCCGGGAAACGTTCTCCCGACGGTAGGTTACGCGAGTATTTGTACGCTCGTGAAATAGCAACAGAAATTGAGCGTGAGTTGAAAACAAAAGGCTTTGATGCCGAGTGTATTGTCCGGGAAACGATTGATGTTCCGCTTGCAGAACGGGCAAGACGAGTGAATGAAATTTGCGCTCGATACGGGGCGGGCAATGTAATCCTTGTGTCGGTGCATTGTAACGCCGCAGGGAACGGGCAGTGGATGAATGCACGAGGATGGGCGGCTTATACAAGCAAAGGAAAGACGAAAGCGGACAGGCTCGCAGATTGCTTGTATGAAGCTGCCCGGAAGTACTTCACAGGGCAGAAAATAAGGACGGACAACTCGGACGGGGACGCAGATTGGGAGGAAAACTTCTACATTCTGTCTAAAACCAAGTGCCCGGCTGTCCTAACGGAGAATTTCTTCCAAGATAACAAGGAAGATGTCGCTTTTCTGTTAAGCAAAGCCGGGAGACAGGCTATTATAAATTGCCACGTTGACGGTATCATGAACTATATTAAATCATCTAAGAAATGAAATCTATAATCTTTATTTTGGCGGCAGTTCTCCTGTTGGGAAGCTGCTGCCCTTGCCGACACCTGACAACCACAACAAACATACAGGACAGCACACATGTAGAAGTTAGAACGGAAACTATTTATGTGCCCGACACCGTGCTTGTCGAGATACCGGCACAGACAGCAGAGAGAACCACAGCCGACAGCACGAGCCACCTCGAAAATGATTATGCCACATCCGACGCAAAAATCAATTCTGACGGTACGCTTTTCCATGATCTGAAAACAAAGCCACAGCAAAAGCCGGTTCCCACCCAAAAACAGATTGAACGGAATGACAGCATCATATATAAGTATAAATATATAGACAAAGTAGTTACAGTTACAGTAGAAGTCGAGCGTGAGCTATCATGGTGGGAAAAAACGCAGATATACGGCTTTTGGGTTGCCCTCGTTATTATTGTGATAATACGCCGGAAGAAGATATTTTCATTGATAAAAGGGTTTATCTAACTGAATAAAAGCGATTTCTCACCTAAATAAAAAATATAATCGAAAATATTTTTGTAGTTTTGCACAGAAATATTAAAAAAATATAGCGTTTGCTATTGTTTTGAGGGTTAGAAAATCGCCAAAATTTCGAAAAGTCTCAAAAACAATGGTGAATGCCTACGTATATACGTGGGCATTTTCCTTGTTGAGACTTGGGCGTTTGGCGATGCCTCTAACCTGAACAGGAATGCCCACGATTTTTGTGTGTATCTGTGAACAACGGCAAACATTTATAAGTGATAACCGTTAAATAGCAGGTATATGGACTTCAAAGATTCAATCAAACAAATTTCGGAACGCATTGAGAATTTAAAAGACAATCTACAAACAGAAGAGGCTACTAAAACAGCCTTGATAATGCCGTTCATTAACACGTTAGGATATGACGTGTTTAACCCATTAGAGGTATTACCTGAAATGTGTTGTGATATCGGTATAAAGAAAGGCGAAAAGATAGACTACGCCATAATGAAGAACGGCGAACCCGTTATCCTTATCGAGTGTAAGCATTGGCAACAAGACCTGACTTTATACGATAATCAACTCATACGCTATTTTAATGTGTCAAAGGCAAAATTCGGTGTTCTAACAAACGGGATAATATACCGCTTCTATACAGACCTTGCTGAGCCTAACAAAATGGACGAAAAACCTTTTTTAGAGGTAAACCTGCTCGACCTAAAAGATACGCAGATTGAGGAACTAAAGAAGTTTCATAAATCTTATTTCGATGTTGATACAATTCTAAGTTCTGCCAGCGAACTAAAATACATGGGAGAACTGAAAGCTGCTATCTGCAAGGAATTTGCCACACCGTCCCCCGAATTTGTAAAATACTTCGGGAAACAGGTGTACGATGGGGTATTCACGCCTAAAATCCTTGAACAGTTTACACTCCTGATAAAACGCACAATAAGTAACTATATCAGCGATATTATAGGCGACAGGCTAAAAGCTGCTATAAAAGAGAACGACACAACCACGACAGAAGTTGCAGAATTGGTAGAAGTTGAGACTGCAGAGGCACAGGCTCCCAAAATCATAACCACAGAAGAAGAATTGGAAGCGTTCTATATCGTGAAATCAATTCTTCGAGCAACAATTCCAGCCGAAAGAATAACATACCGGGACGCACAAACCTATTTTGCCATATTCATTGACAATAACAACCGAAAGACTGTATGCCGCCTATATCTTGACAGCCCGACTAACAAACGGCTTGTATTCCTTGATGAAAACAAAAAGGAGCTATACAACAAAATCAAATCAATCGACGAGATTTATAACTATGCCAATACTTTAATAGAGACAGCAACTAAATTTATATAAGCAGT